CCGCGCCGCCCATCAGCGCAAGCTCTACGCCTGAGTTCCTGATCGCCTCGTAACGGCGCCGGCCATGGAGGCGCTGGCCGTCGAGCCAAACGATAGTGGGCCGTCGCTGCACTCGACGCCGGTAGCGCGGCTCGATCGACGGTTTGCGCCGCGCGTTCATCAGGTGAGGCCACCGCCGCTGATAACGGCCTCGGTTGAACTCAGGAAAAATACCGTGGCGTAGCCGCGCTGCGCGAGCGTGCGGTTGCCGGTGTTCGCGGTGCCGACTTGGCGAAGCGTAAAGCCCGCGCCCTGCGTGATGGTTATGCCCGCTGCGCTGTTGTTGTAAACGCTGAAAACGTCGTCGGCGGCGAAGGTCGCGGTGTTGATCGTGAGGCCTGCCGTATTCAGGTACACCTTGGCGCGAGCGCCGACCGCTGCCGTGGCCGTGTTGCCAATCGAGGGAATGACGCGGTAGCCGATCTCGATGCCGCCGTGCGTGGGCGTGCCGGTGAGCGCCGGGGATGCGAGCGGCGCATAGGTAGCCGCCGCCGTGGCCGCTGTGATGCCGTCTGCAATACCGAAGCCCGCGAGCGTGGTGGGCTTCGAAGTAATCCCTGACCAGGGACACGCGGTCGCCGTGGTGGCGGTCGCCGCGTTGCCGCTGATCGCGATCGCGTAGGTTGCTGTGAGGTCGACCCATGTTGTCGCGTTCCAGAGCTGCCACTTCGCGCTGGCCGAGTTCCAGCGGATCGCGTTCGTTGGCGGGTTCGTCACCGTGAGCAGCGCCGGATCGGCGCCCATGAAGACGTCCTTTATTCGATCGCTCAGGAACGTGAGAAAGTTGGCGTAGGTGTCCGTCAACGCCGGTTTGTTGTGGTCTGCCATGTCAGTATCCTCGCGCCTGCCAGTTGACGGTTTTCGAGAGTCGCACACCAGCGGCGTCGAATACCAAAGTTTTAAAGGTTGTCGGATTCAGCCCGCCCGCGAAATCGGTCGTGACAATCGCAAGGCCCGTACTCTGCGGGTTGGCGGTGATCGACACAACGCTCTGGAAGGCGATATTGAACGTGGTCGTCGTGCCGCCTGCATCGGTCGAAACCGCCGACACTGTACCCGCGTCGCTCTTGAGCTTCGCCTCGACGCGCACGCTTAGCGATCCGAAGCTGTACAGATCAGCGCCCGCGCTGCTCGTGGCCGTGATGCGAACCTTCACGTATCGAAAGCTCGAGCCGAAGCCGTTGAAGCCCGCAGCGAGCGCGGTGTAACTCGAATTGTCCGGGCTGGTGCTGATCTGGCAAGTGACGCCAGGCGAGCCGATGCTGGTGGGGTTGTTGACAACCGAAATCTGCGCGGCGGCGGTGCTCGAGCCGCAATCGAATACCTCCTCGTAATATCCGGTCGCGACCGCTTTTTCGATGAATATCGGAAAGCTCGCCGCAACCTGCGCGCTCGGCCCGGCCCACGCCGGGGTGGTGAAGTGCGTCTGGTACTGGGTCGCAATGTCGATCGGCATCGTAACGACGCCGCCGTATGCCATGGAGTTCGAAAAGGTGCCGGTGAATGTTGAATTAAACAGCGACTTTAGAATGTAATCGGGCGGCCCGTTCACCGATGCGGTAAAGCTCGCAGGCGTGCCATAGTTGCCACCCACGTCGATGCCCGTGACCCAATACGTATAGGTTCCGGCGACCAGCTCGAACACGGAAGTGAACAGGCCAGCCTTTGAACCGATGACCGCCGCGCCCGCGTAGGTCGCGCCCTTGCGAACCTCGTAGGTCAGAATTTGTTGCGTCGATGCGGCCTGAGTCCATGAAAGAAAAACGTTGTTGTCGATGACTTGGGCCGTGACGGTCGGCGCGCTCGGCGCGCTGATACTCTGCCCGTCGCCACCCTCGTTGATCGAATAGCGGCCCTGGCGGTCGAGCGCTTTCACCCAAACGGTCGTCGTTCCGGCAGCGCCGGGCAGCATCTTGAACGTGGTGGTTAGAGTTTTTCCGATATACACACCCGCCGCCCAGGACGCGCCCGAGCGCAGCTCGTAGTGCATCAGGTTCTGTTGCGGCACGGCGTTCCATGTCACCAGCAGGCCATCGCTCACCACTGTGATGAGCACGCCGGTAACGTCGGAAGGTGCGCCGATCGGCCCGGTAATTGCGTAGGTGTACGCCGGCACCGAGCCTATTGCTTCCTCGCCGCCGCCGTAGGCGTTCACGCTCGTGAATTTCAGGTACATAGTCGAGCCGACCAGCACAGGATCGTAGGGCAGCTTGAAGATGGCGCTGTCGAGCCTGGCGAACTTGGCGCCCGCAGTGTGCGCCGCTTTTGTCGTGCCATAGACGCCGCGCCGCGTGTAGGCGCTCAGCGTGTAATGGTAGGTGCTGGTGAACGTCGCCGTTTTATAACTGATCAGCTCGCCTTCGAGCAGGCAGAGCGTGTTGAATTGATCGGCGTCGGTTTGCGTTCCGCTCGTGAGCGTGCCGTGGCTTGGCGTTAGATCGACCAGAAACGAGGTCGTGGTGTCCGGGTCGGCCCCTGCCGTGACCGTGCCGGTTATCGTGCCGTAGCGCGCAGGGCCGTCGATGGTGCCGACCACTTTGTAGGTTGTGCCATCGGTCGAGGCCCAAACAGTCGCGCCGCCCCACAGCGCGCCGATGCCCGCGACAGCCATCCACAGCTCATAGCCGAGCGGCGTGAGCCGGCCAGGCGCGTCGAAAATAAACGGCACGCTGACGCTGCCGGGCGCAGCGTTGTAGTCCACCGTGTAGCCGCCGCCGACCTCATAGGTGTACACGGGCGCGGTGCCGACTGCGCCGAAATAATCCTCGGCCTCGAAGGTGTAGGTGTTGTCGTCGTTTTCCTCAATCGTGAGTATTCGCACCGTGAACGCGGTGGGGCGCGTGCCGGTCTGCTCATTGATCGCCACTAAATCCATCGGCTCGAGGCGGCAGTAGGTGATCCCGAGCGTGAACTTGTAGGTATTCCGGTGCGCCAAGTACCGCTGCAGGATGAGCTGCGCGACCATGCGCGCCGTGCTCGGATCGCAGATTTCGTCGAACGTCACCGATGGCGCAGGCCGCAGGCCATAGAGCGCGATCTCGGCGTCGGCCTTCGCCTCGGCGATGTTGTCGTTGTACTGCTTCGTGCGGTCTTTGAATTGCACCTGCACGTGGTTATAAGAATCAGCCGGGGAACTGCGCGTGATCATCACGGGGTCGCTCGTGCCGTCGCCGATAAAATCGTCATCGTTGAGCGTGTATTGCAGCGTGGTGACCGGCGTGTAGGTCACGCCGTTCGCTGTGACTGCGGAATCGCCGTAGGGGATCAGCTTGAGTTGGCCGTCGCTGAATACGGCGGCGGTGTTCGTGATCTGGAGCAGCTTGTCGAGCATGTCGCTGGCGCTGGCCTGCTCTATGTAGGCCGGGCTGATCCAGATGCCGAGCGCGCGGCAGTAGAGGCCCATCTGCGTGAGCGAGCCGAGCAGCCCGGCAGTGAAGCCCGCGCCGCGCCGGGCGTCGAGCAGCAGGTCGCTGAGTACCTGATCGGGCGCGGCGTCCACAATACCGGCAACGCCCGTCGTGTTGTAGAGCAGGCCGCGAACCTCGAAGGTGTGCTGCGGCAAGCTCGCGGTGTCGCCCAGGTCATAGGCGGGCGTGGATACGTAGGCCAGCAGCGAATAGCCGAGCGCCTCGGTCGGATGGCTACTTGTCATAAACGAGGGCGCCGCCTGGCCGGCAGCGCCGAGCGCAGCGGTTAGGTTGAGCGAGGCCAGGGAGGCGAGTTTCTTTTGCGCCCATACGTTCACGATGCTCGTTATCGGGCCTTGCGATATGGCGAGAATCACGGCGGTTTTGTAGGTGTACGTCGTGCTCGACTGGCCGCCGCCGCCCTTGCCGCCGCTACTCGTGGTGTGCGCGATGGCGGTGAAATCGCCGTACCAGATCAGATTCGGAGCCGCTCGAGCCTGGCCGTAGATCAGCGGGATCGCGCGGCCCCAGCAGCTTGTTTGCACTTGCAGCGAGGCGATGGCCGGCGCCGATTTTGAAACCTTCCCACCGCCGCCCAGTAAGCCGCTCATGGAAAGCCCGTCCAACGATAGTAGCCGCACACTCGAGGCTCCCACGCTGAGCCGGGCAGATCGGTGAGCGTGACGCGCCCTTCCTCTTTCCAGGCGTGGGCGATGACCATGCGCGCAGGGTCGGTGACGATTGCGCCGTGCGCGGCAGCGCGGCCAAGTTTGAACATCACAATGTCGCCGAGTGCGGGTTTCTCAACCTGGCGGCAATACTCGAGCACGACATTCAGAAAGCGCGGCTCGTCGTGGTGCAGATGCCAGTCGGGCGGGTAGTGCTCAATGGCGAAGGGTTCGATCAGGCCGGCATTGACGTACACGCCCGCGAGAAAGTTCGCGCAATCGACGCCGTGACCCTTGACGCACGCCTCGTGGTGCCAGGGCGTGCCGATCCATGTCATTGCTTCGCGCACGATTCGCGGGCGCTGATCTCTTTCGGTTTCTACCCAGGTGTTGAGGCTCACAGGATATTCTCAGGCGTCGGGATATAGGGCGAGCCGCGAAAGTGCAACAGGTTGGCGAATTTGCTGTTGCAGGTATTCTTTTGCTTGTCGCACCCGGCGTAGGCTGTGAAGGTGTCGCCGATAGCGGGCGCGGCAATAAGTGGCATCAGCAATTCGATCGCGCCCACGTTGTAGGATTTGATTGTTGCAGTGATGCCATTAAGCGCGCCGCTTGTGAACTTGACCGTGCCATGGGTGAAATAGTCGATCGCCTGGGCCAGCCCGCACAGCAGCGTGTCGCTGTCGCTGCCCGTGAGCACGCTCGAGGCCGTGCCGAACGTGGCCTGCACCAGCGTGCAGCCGCCATCGTAGAGGGTGTTGATGCAGCCGGGCTGGAAAAGATTGCGCGGCAGTTTCACGTTGAGCAGCTCGAGGTCGGAATTCACATCCATGCGCACCTGCGTGCGCCCGATCTGGAGCGGCGCGACGCGCCCGGTGAAAAGCAGGATCGTGCCGAGCGTGCTTGTATCGCCAAGGGTCGGCATAAATACGCGCTCGAGTTTCAGGTGCGCGCCATCGAGGGCGCCCT